GAGCTTCAAAAGGGTATTTCCAACGAAGCCTGCCAAGATTTAATCAACCAATTTATTAAAATCCACAAAAAATGATTTACACAAGGGAACAAATCGACAACCTCGTAGCCGTCAGCGACCCTGACGGTGTTTACACAATGTTTATCGACCAAGGCCTCTTTGAAGATGCGGCCTACGTTGAGGAAAAATACTTCGAGTTATGATAAAGATTCTATCAGCAGAACACCTCAAGAAGATAGACCTTAACCCGTACAACACCGGAGGTTATGTTTTTAACGACTTTGGTGATATCTTTTGCGTTGAGGAAGCCCTATGGTCGTATGATGATTTGCACGACGAAGGCGCACCTTTATTTTACGCCATTCATTGGGAGGGCGATTCCCTTGTTAGTGAAAACGGCACAACAATCAACCCTGTATATTAAAAACAACAAATATGAAAACAGCAACTATCAAAGACGTAATGTTTGAAAGCAAGTGGAACGATTTCAACATTTACAAACTATCGTTAGACAACGGCCAATCCGGTTCAATCTTTACAAAGACTTGGGAGCCGAAGGCCGGTGAGGAATTTAACTACACTTATGACGTAGAGAAATCAAGGTTCAAACGTGTAAACCCTAATAGCAACTATTCCGGAGGCGGTGGAGGGTATAAGCCTTCATCCGGTGGCGGTGGTTCAAAGGACAAGTTAATGGTCCGTCAAGTAGCCTTAAAAGCTGCCGTAGAGTACGCAGCCGGTATGGGATTGAAAGCAAATCAAGTTCTGCAAGTAGCAGATATCTTCAACGATTGGGTAAACCAACAAGAAAAGCAGGAAGCACCAACACCTGCACCGGCTCAAGTGCGTGAGCAGGAAGATGACTTACCTTTCTAAAGAAAAATACTCGCAAGGGGTGGGCTAACAACCCACCCTTTTTTTTTATAATTGGGTATGGAAGATTTAGAAAGATATTTACAAGAAGCATTGTGGCGTAAAGACCTTGCGTATAAAGAGTTGGCGGTTGACTATTACCGACTGCAAATTGAATACTCTGAACTACGTGAGCAATACGAGATGATGCTTCGCAGACTTGACATAGGGAACGAAGATGAAGAACACGATTGATTTTAGCAAACTACACGAAGATTTATTAGCGGTACGAGAAGGCCGTGTAAAAGAAGGTTACAAGTTTGGTCACGAAGCCATTGACCAATTCCTTCGATTCAAACCAAAGAACTTTAATATCATACTTGGCCACGCAAACGTGGGTAAAACAAGTTTGACTATTTACCTAATGCTTGTGCTTTCCTTAAAGCACGGTATTAAATGGCTCATATATTCAAGCGAGAACGAGCCGTACTCAATAATGAAAAAGCTCATTGAGTATTATAATGGCGAGGTGCTTGAGAAGCTACCACCGGCAAAGTTTGAAACAAGCCTAATGTACTTGCAGCAGTTTTTTGTGATTATGGACATATCCGAACTGCTTACTTACAAAAGCCTGTTAGAACGTGCTCAAGAGGTTTATGACGAGTGGCCGTACCAAGGCTTCTTGATAGACCCGTACAACTCTCTCGCAAAAGATAAGGATGCGTTGTCCGGCCTTACCGGACACGACTATGACTACCTTGCAGCAAGTATGATGCGTATGTTCTGCTCAAAGAACAACGTGAGCATATGGCTAAATACCCACGCAGTAACGGAAGCGTTACGTAGAACCAACAAGCGAGGTCAAAACTACGAAGGCTTTCCAAGCCCACCAATGGCTGCTGACTCTGAAGGAGGCGGTAAGTGGGTGAATAGGGCTTCAGATTTTATGGTAATACACCGGTACTCGCAACACCCTACGGATTGGATGTATAGCCACTTGCACGTTCGCAAGGTCAAGGAGATGGAAACCGGTGGCCGACCAACGGCAATGCAAGAACCTGTTGTGCTTCGAAGCAAGGTTGGGAACGTAGGCTTCGAGATAGCAGGGGTTGACCTCGTAAAGCAGATGCGAGAAAAAAATGACCAACTTACCCTGTAATCCGGTTATTTTTTTTAACATTGAGAATATAACCAACTATTTATACTATGAACATTTTCTATTTGCATTCTTGTCCGGACAAATCTGCCCGACTTATGTACAACAAGCACGTTGTTAAAATGATTCTCGAATCGGCACAACTGCTATGTACTGCACACCGTGAGCTCGGCAACGACAACGTGCCGTACAAATCCACCCACAAGAACCACCCGTCAGCGGTATGGACTCGTTCCGATGCTAACCACTATTATTGGGTATACCTGCATATGATGGCTCTTGGTCGAGAATACACCCGTAGATATGGCCGTAAGCATTTGACTATTGAGAAATGCGAGGAGGTGCTTGCCGACCTCCCGCCTAACATTCCAATCAACAAGTTTGAGCAACCACCACAATGTATGCCAGACGAGTACAAATCAGCCGACACCGTTGATGCGTATTGGAACTATTATATAGGCGACAAGCACCGTATTGCTACTGCTAACGATAAACTACTTGCAAGATGAGAACAAGAGAAGAAATACTTGATTACATTCAAAACCGTATGAGTGGGCTTGGCCAATGCGATTGGTACACGCCACTATGTTTTGTTGAGGAAATGAAAAGCCTCGTATACCACGAAAGAAAGAAAAGTGAAGAAGCACACAAAGATATATCTTGATTACTTCAACTATGGCCTTGAGGACTTCATACCTTGTGAGGTATGCGGTTCCAAAGCCGTAGATATCCACCATATTGAGGCACGAGGTATGGGAGGCAACAAGAAGGCAGATACGATAGAAAACCTAATGGCCGTATGTAGGCCTTGCCACGTTAAATATGGCGACGTGCCGAGCAAGAAGCAATGGCTAAAAGATATACACAATAGACTACTATGATTATTATAGAACAAAGGCAATCGATTCAAGACTTTTGGGACAAGGTTTGTAAAGAGAACAACGTACAAAACAACAGGCAGCGTTACAATGTAATCCACCGCCACGCTTTTGCCGTGGCTTGTTTGGACAACACGATGCTTTCAATGAAAACCATAGGCAGTATTATCGGTAGAGACCACGCCACCGTTATCCATAGCAGAAAGAACCACAAGTGGAATGCGATTCACGATAAAACATATATACGCCTTTATCACTTTTTCTCGCAAGAAGTAGGAAAGTGTGCTGAAGAATATGATGCCGGTTTGCAGGAAGTTATAAGCAAAAGGGTTGCAACGGTTGGCGACGACTCTTTGGTCGGCCAGTACAAGGATAGCTATGAACGTAAAATAAAGCGTTTACAGGACAAATATGAAACGGAGCTTGAGGTTCTTCGCCACAAGTTAAAAGCCACTTCAAAAGCCCTTAAAAGGGCTGATGAAAGAAACGTGGTTCTCAATGATGAATGTTTAAGATTAAAAAACCTGTTATGAGGCAAATGGAACAATTCCTACGCATAGCCAATGCGAGGTTAAGAAAGAGATACCCTTTCAAGAAACAAAGAAGAGCTTGGGCAGCCAAGATGTATGTAAGATGGCTTCAGCGACAAGATTCGTGAATCACGAACCTGACAAAAGATTGAATAAAGTAAGGCTATAACCTTACGAAACCTTTAACACCAAAGAGAGATGAAAGACCACAAGCCTAACCGAAGGCAGCGAAGGGCAATGGATAGAATCGGCAATAAAATAGCCGATAGGATATTTAAGCAACAGGCAATTAAAAAAGTAAAAAATGACACGCAAGAAGAAGCACATAAGGCAGGTGGAGAAGTATCTGACGATGCTAATGCTCGACCAAGTGAACTTGACAATCCAAGCAAGTAGGTTTGGTTGGGACGATGAGATACAAAACCAACTAACAAACACTGCCTTGCTGATACGCAAGTATCAAAGAAGGTTGAGGTTAATACGAATGTAATGGATAAGGCCGGTTCAGAACTTATGCTGATAAACCGACAGGCTTATAAGGCTTTGGTAGATGTACTCGTTCAAGTACATATGAGGGGTAAGCTATCAAGAGATGAAGTAGAAGTATTAAAACACTTTGTAGAACTATGATACAACTAACAATACCAAAGGGACTAAAAGTAAAGGTATGGCAGTACCTTCAAGAACATAATATCGGTCAGCGAGGGAACGCTGACGGAAATCAAGAACAACAATACGTTGGGCTTCTTGGCGAGTATGCAGTCAAGAAAGAATTAGGATTACCGGTTGAGTTTGCTGAAGGCTTTGACGGTGGCTTTGACATTGTTGATGCCCAAGGGTTGAGGTGGGATGTCAAGACAATGGGCAGAATGGTTGACCCGAAACCCCATTATGTAAACAATCTTATAGCTTCGCAGTTGAACTACGACTGCGACTACTATCTATTTTGCAGTTTAAACAAGCGTACAAGCGTTTTAACTGTTTGCGGGTACATACCTACCGACTTGTTCAAGAAAGTCGCTTATTTCACACCTGAAGGGAAAAAGGTGGTTCGGGATGACGGAACAACATTCAAGATGAAAACGGATAATTGGACAATATCTAACCAAGACTTACGTCCTGTTTTAGGTTTACAAGAATTATTTATTTAACATTGATGAAATAAACCAACTATGAAGGAACTACTAAAACATTTGAACGACTACCGCAATATGTACGGTAGCAACTTCTCTCCCGATGGAGAGATTGTCTTTGACGAAATCTATAACCTTGTCAACGATTATGCTGCAGAGCAAAAGCTCAAACAGGCTTTGCTGACCAAGAATCTACGCCACTTTGAAATACAAGGCTGCGATTGGTACGCAAAGGTAAACTTTCACGAAGGCCAGTCGGCTGACTACTTTGAAGGTATTCCTTATATCGCTGATGAGTGGGAGGTTGAAAGCATTTACAACTCCGACCTTCAAGAGCTTGACCTTGGAGAAGTGTTTGACGAATTGGAATATCTAATAGTACAAGAGTTGGAATGCTAAATGGATGGTTTTGCTACTATGGCTCTACGGGAGCAGCTTCTTATGATAGGGAGTATGATAGAACACAACAAGGGAGACCGTATTGTGTTACTACAACTCGAGAACTTGTATTCAGCTATCAGCTTTTGTATGACGTCAATCGAAAAGATTGAGAAGCGCATATTAGATGCGCAACTCGAGAACGGATATCTCAAAATAGACATACAACAATTACGCAAGGAAAACAAGGAGTTGCAAAAAAAAGTTGAGGAACTTCTTGAACGTGTTCAATTATAGTGTATATTTCAACGGAATGAATAAACCGTTGAATGATACTGCTTGAGAAACTTGCCGAGCGAGATGCTGATTGGATGCGTATGGCGTTATCCTTTGGCTTGACTGAAGAACCGGCACGGGAACTTGTCCAAGAGATGTACATAAAATTGTACAACAAGACAACCTACGAGCAGATAAAATACGGAGACGATGACGTAAACACTTTCTACGTTTACGTTACTTTGAGAAACTTATACTACGACCAAAAGAGAGTAAAGGTTTCTTTTCAAGAGCTTTATGAGATGGAAGAACAAGACGATTCTTCCGACAAGCATCTTCTTGAGGAGCTTCTTGTTGACATATCCGAAACGATAGAGGATATGCATTGGTACGACAAAAAGATATTTGAGATATACTACGGAGACAACGAAACAATACGTGAGTTGAGCGAAGGAAGTAAAATAAGTCAGAGTTCAATATTTAATACAATTAAAAATGTCAGAACAAAAATCCAACAAAAGCACGGAGAAAAGTATCGAGAATACCGCACCGGCCAAAAAGAGGGGTAGACCTAAAAAGTCCAAAGGCTTGGGTGATGATATCGAAAAGATTACCAAGGCCACCGGCATCAAAGCTGCCGTTGATTGGTTTAGTGAAACAACCGGTGTAGATTGTGGTTGTGATGCTCGTAAGAAGAAGCTCAACAAACTGTTCCCTCGCAAGAGTCAAATCTCCTGCTTGGAAGCAGGGGAGTACGAAACACTCAAGCAATTCTTTTCTGCCTTTGACGGCAGAGCTATAAAGGAAGAATACCAAGAACCTTTAGCAAGAATACACGCAAGGGTGTTCAGCCACAAATTTGCTATCCCGTGCCCTTGTGCGCCAAAAGAGTGGAAGCAATATATAAACGACCTCAAAGGTCTATACCAATCCTATGAGGGAGATAGACCTGTTTAACATATTACGTATAACCCACGTCCCCGACTTGCAGAAAAGCGAGAAGCAGTACTCAAGGTTTGACTGCTACTCTTTGAAGCATAAAATGGATATAGAGCTGAAGTGTCGCAACAAGCACTATGATGAACTATTGATAGAGAAGGACAAGTACGATGCGCTGCTTAAGCGCAGCAACGAGTTTGGAACTACGCCTATGTATATCAATAGCACACCGGAGGGGATATATGTTTTTAATCTAAAGAAAATAGCGGAGCCGAAATGGGAGGAGAAAGGTGGGCTTCCCACCACCTCTCATTTTAGTGATAGAAGAAGGATTGTAAAGACGGTTGGCTTTTTGCCAACGTATCTCGCTAACAAAATAAATGAGTAAACTTTTTTGTTAACAACTGAACTTTTTTTATAATTGCTTATGGAACTAATTAAAAAACAACCAACTATGAAATCAATCCATTGGGAACTCTTTTTCAAAACGACATCAAAAGAGCAGCTTTTTAAAATTGCATACAACTACGGAATGCTGATGGCTGATGAGCAGGAAGCAGAAGCACTTGAATTTCTAAAAAAAGAAAAAACTCTATAAAACCAACTATTATGACTATCGGAGAACACTTTTACAACCGTATGGAGGACATCGAGGAAATGATGATTATGCAAGACCACGAAGGTCTTGACAACTACGGGCTATCACTAACGTACAATCCTGACGATGATGAATGGACTTGGCTTCTTTCTTGGGGAGGTCCTTCTGAAGAAATCGTTATGAAAGGCAGAGGCAACAATTCTCGCTTCTACTACATTTACAAAGACTGGTTTACTCGCAAGGAATATAGCATAACCTCTCCTATGGAGGAGGTGGCTTTGAAAACCTTGTTCAACGATTGGTTTAACTGTCAAGAGCTTTACGATGTTTTACAGTAACAAGGAAATCAAGATGCTCGACGGCATCTACCACGAGGTAGGCCACCTTGAGCAGTTAGCCAAAGAAGATGAGCATTACTACGGGTACTTGGGGACGGCTGCGCTGTCCTCAAGTTCTATCAAGATGCTACTACAATCCCCAAAGACTTACCACTATGTAACCAAGTACGGAGGCGACAACAACTCAAAGGCTTTGCTCATTGGGAAGTTGTTTCACCTTTCCGTTCTTGAGCCACACAAAATGGATGAGGTGGTTGTTGTTGACGTTCAGTCGAGAGCGACCAAGAAGTTCAAAGAAGCAGTCGAAGCCAACGAGGGCTATGACGTTATAACCTCAAAGGAAGAAAAGGACGTTAGGAGGCTGCAAGACCATATGCTTCGCAACGAGAAGGTGCTTGGCTATCTGAAAGATGCCGAGTTTGAGATTCCTCGTGTTGATGAGCTTGATGGAATGCCTTTCCGTGCGAAGGCAGATATTCTTCAAGGCAACCATATCATTGACCTTAAAACAACAAGCGACCTCAACGCCTTTAAGTATTCTGCTTATAAATACGGCTATGATATTCAAGCGTATATTTACTGCAACCTTTTTGGAATACCACCGGAGAACTTCCACTTTGTCGCAATCGACAAAGGAAGCCTTGACATTGGTGTGTACCACGTTAGCGAGGAGTTCTACGAAAGCGGTAAGCAACGCACGAGAAAAGGTATAGAGTTGTACCGTAAGTTCTTTATAGACGGCATTGACCTTGACGGATATTATATAGAGGAAACTTTGTGATACCGAAGAAGATACATCAGATATTCTTTGAAATATCCAAGCCCTTTGCAGAGCTCCCGACTTACGTTGAGAGCTCTCGCCTTATGGCGGAGTTGCATACGGATTGGGAATATAAACTATGGCTACGAGAAGATTGTGAGGAACTGCTTCAAAGCAAGTTCCCGCACCTTGTAGACTTTTACAATTCAATGCGTTATGATATTCAGCGTATAGATTTGATGAAAATCCTTATCTTGCATTCCGAGGGGGGTATATACTCCGACTTGGATATATTCCCTATAAAGCCATTTGACGGGCTATTGAGCAAGAAGCTATTGCTGCATAGCGTATCGCATTTATACCGTGATACCAAAGACTATGTTACTAATGACTTTATGGCTTCCGTACCGGCTTTTAAGTTTTGGGATATAGTACTTGCTGAAATGCAAGAGAACTACAAAGAGAAAAGCTCCGTAGGGGTTTACGATAGTTGGAAAGGCCGGTTTGTGCTACAAACCACTGGCCCAAGGTTTTTATCACGAATGGTGAAAAAGGTTATACCAAGATACCGGCCCTTCCACATTTGCTACACCAAGTACCGCAACAAGCGTTGGGAAAAAGAAAATAGAAACGATTACTACATAGAAAACTTTTTTACCGGAGAATGGCTAAACAAACAATGAAAACAGAATTAGTAGACATCAAGAAGGTGCACCTTGCACCAAACAACCCACGGGTTATTAAGAACGACAAGTTCCGTAAACTTGTTCGTAGTATTCAAGAGTTCCCTGATATGCTCAAGGTTCGTCCTATTGTAGTTGACGAGGAGAATGTTGTGCTTGGTGGAAATATGAGGCTACGTGCCTGTATCGAAGCAGGACTCAAAGAGGTTTACATTATCAAGGCTTCGGAGTTCACCGAAGAACAAAAGAAGGAGTTCGTTATCAAGGACAACAGTTCTTTCGGAGAATGGGATTGGGACTTACTTGCTAATGAGTGGGAGATTGAGGACTTGAGTGATTGGGGGTTGGACATTCCTGCCTCATACTTTGACGAAGATATCGAGCCGGAGTTCGATATGGACGAGCTCGACAAAGACCTTGATACTTATATCAACGCAAAGGTCAAGCAGATTACTATGTACTTTGATAATCAGCAGTACGAATATGTTCTTGCGAAGCTGCAAGAGATTATGGACGAGCGTGAGCTTGAGAGCAACACGGACGTTATCGTAGCATTGTTGGAAGAGTACGAGGCTAAATGAAAATCTTCATAAATAGCGTAGACCGTTGGGATAGCATAAGCGTTCATACTTTGCTTGATGGCTACGATTGGTACGTGGTTGTCCACGACCAAGAGCAGTACGACTTATACAAAGAAGTTATACCGGAGGACAGGCTAATCAATAGCGAAACTCGTAGGAGTAT